CGCGCCCGCGCTATGGGTTCTAAATTGGGTTCTTTGGTAGCTTGGGTGCAATCAGTTGCACCCTTATCGGTCGCTGATTGCACCCTTTTGATCCGAGATTGCACCCTTGCAAGGGTGCGGGGCGCAATTATTGCACCCTCGTTTTCCACAGCCTCCAGCTCACTGTGAGTTCCGTTGAGAACGAGTTCTTGGAGGGCAAGTTTCGCGACAAGATCGACGTTAATCGTCCAGACATTGGTGCGTTTCGGACCAGTCCCGCCAAAGGCCACGCGGTCGATCAGGTTCACGGCCTCAAGTGCCTTGAGCGCGTATTGTATTTGCCGCTCAGACGATCCGATCTGGCGCGCCACCTCGGGGATCGACGGATAGATTCCGCGCCCATCATCGTCGGCGTAGTCCGCAAGCCGCAGCATCAGCAGCTTCTGCGTGCTCGTAGGAAAATCGACCTCCCACAGGAGCGATGTCAGATGCCCGCTCATCGCGTCAAACTTTCGCCGCCATGCTGGGCTTTAATAGAAACATGGATAGAGACCTCGTACTGGGTTGGGTTTCTGTTCCGGTTAGTTCAGCGTTTCAGCACGCTTTCACGAGCCCTCTCGATTGCCCCGAGCGGGCTCGTCGCTTTTCATGCGGCCTCTTTCCGGGCAATGGACCTATCCGTGCAGGCGATGCAGTAGGGACGGCCTGGAAGGCGCTCCTGGCCGCAGAAGCCGAAGTCAGGCGCCCTGGGGTCCCCGATGGGCCAGCGGCACTGGTTGGCCTCCAGATCGGCGAATGTGACGATCCTGCTGCGCTTGATCGCCATCACCTTCACCGGCTCCACCGGCATCGGTGGCGGGCGCCGGAGCGCTACCTTCTCGACCTGCGGCTTGGCCGACACGCCCAGGCGGCGCAGTTTGCCGACGATCGAGTTCTTGCTGGTGCCCATCACCCTGCCGATCTCACTGGCCGAGTGGCCGAGCCGGTGCAGGCCCTTGAGCTGGTCGATTGCCGTGTCGTCCCACAGGAAACTCATTGGTTACCCCCATCGAAAAACCGGTGCCCGGCAGGCCTATGGCTCCGCGCTGCACCTGCCGGGCTCTGGGACGCCGGTCGCCCCTGGAGAATTAGCAGCGCGGTGACTACTCGGCTCGACGGCATGACATCGGACGCGCGCCCAGGGGGGAAACTCAGGTGCACGACGCCATGCCGTCGGGCGGAACAGCCCGATACGCACGTGAAACGCGACTGGAACTCGGTGGAACTCGGCTGGAACTAGCCGGAACTAGGCGGGATTAAGCGCCCCGCGCCATCAAGCGCGAAGCAGATCGAAGTCCTCTTCGGAAAGCTCAAACAATGCGGGATTGATGGATTTGCCTCGCCGCTTCAGCTCGATCAGCAATGGCAGATGACGCGATGGCGGAACGTAACCGCGCGCCTTCCAGTTGCAGATCGCCGAGGCGCCAGCCCCGGCCCATTGAGCCCCTTTGACAGGTCCATCTAGGGCGGCGATCAGCTCATCAAGCGTGTTGATATCGTACACCATGACGTGATATTATTCACTCCTCGTGTAGCGGTCAAGCGACATCTCACAAACGGCTTACGTTATTCACACTTGGTGTAGTAAAAGCCGCTCATGGGAAAAGTTTCCGGGCGAACCAAATCACCGGCCAGGAAGGAAGCCGAGGTCAGGCTGCAAAAGGCAGTCGGCCAGCGGCTCAGGGCCGTGCGCGACGTCCTAGGGCTGAATCAAGCCGAGTTCGGCAGGCGGGCTAAACTAGCTCCGACCATCCTCGTCGCAATCGCCATATGCGATGCCCATCGGCTGACGTTGGACTTCATTTTTCGGGGCGACACCGGCGATTTGCCTCACGGCATGGGGCGCGCAATAGACGCCATGCTTGATGCACGATCTGAGCATCTGTCGTCATCCTCCTGACCTAACTTCATAAAGTTGTGTTGATGGCGCGCCATTCGTCAAGGCGTGTTGTCGCGCTGCCACATCGTTCACTTTTGGTGTATTTTATTCCTTGACGAATACACCAGTTGTGAATAATCTCCACTCATCGCCTCACCGCTCCCCCGCCGGGCCCCCTAAGCCCAGCGAGACGGTCGAGGTGATCACCGGGGCGGTTGGCGCGCAAAGGTCTCCCAGAGCTAGCAGCCCCGGATTTTCTCAACACGGGGAACACACATGACCAACTCTCTTATCGGACAATACGTGATCGTGCGTTCGAGCCCGTCCGGCTGCTGGGCGGGAACGCTCCAGACCATGGACGGCAATACCGTCACCCTCACCGACGCGCGCCGGCTCTGGCGCTGGTGGGCCGCCAAGGGCGTCAGCCTCAGTGGCGTAGCCGCTGCCGGCCTCCATCCCAAGCATCTCAAGGACTGTCGGATCGCTGAACCTGTCAGCACAGCAATTGTGCTCGAGGTCTGTGAGGTCCTGTCCACGACGGACGAGGCCAAGGCCAGCATCACCGGCGCGGAGGCGATCGCAGCATGAGCGCGGAACAAGGGAACGGGTACGGGAACGGGAACGGGAACGGGAACGGGAACGGGTACGGGTACGGGAACGGGAACGGGTACGGGTACGGGAACGGGTACGGGAACGGGTACGGGGACGGGGACGGGAACGGGTACGGGAACGGGAACGGGAACGGGTACGGGAACGGGGACGGGAACGGGTACGGGTACGGGAACGGGAACGGGTACGGGAACGGGTACGGGTACGGGAACGGGGACGGGTACGGGGACGGGGACGGGAACGGGGACGGGAACGGGGACGGGAACGGGGACGGGAACGGGGACGGGAACGGGTACGGGAACGGGAACGGGAACGGGGACGGGTCCCTGGCCGGGGACGGGTGATCGGCTCTCACTAGCGCATCTAAACGCACAATGTGGCGCTGCATCTATGCCACAAGGACGAGGGGACAACACATGAAACTCACTGCTTCACAGTTCGGGGTCTTGTGCACACTCCAAGAATTCGGACCGAGCAAGGCCACGGAGGTGGTCTGCGCGCCGTCGATGGATGGCAGCAGAAAGATCAAGCTCGAATGGCACATGGGGAACATCAAAACCCTGTCCGCCCTCGAACTCGCAGGGGCGATCACGGTCGATAGGGGCACCACCTTCGCGCCACGCAATGCCGTCGGGAAGCCCGGCCTCAAGCGTCGCCATTTGACGATCAGCATTTCCGAAGTCGGCCGTCATGCCTTGGCAAACAGCTGATAGGGGCGACCGATGACCCAGCATGATTACGAGGAACTGTTCCGCCTAGAGCGCGCCCGCACACACTCGTTGCTAGAGCGGGGAGAGCGAACCAGCCTCGAACTCGAAAAGGTCCGCGAGGAGCGCAACATGCTCGCCCGCCGTGCCGCCGAAATGGCCCACGAGCTCGTGGCGCTCAAATGTCCAAAGTAACAGGCCGCGTGATGTGCCCGTTCTGCGGCGGCCGCGTCGTGAACGGCTACTGCATAAGCGAGCATGCCTGCGGGCACATCAGAACATTGCTGAACGCGCTGGATTACGAAGGGGCAGACGAATGCGAAGACATTTCGGATACGAGGTCGAACTCGCCGGGCTCGGCGCCATCTGCGGCCATTACACCGCCGATTGCGGGTCGATCGACACGATCGAGCTGCCCGACGGCGAAGAGGTCGTCATGAACGACCGCGGCGTCGCCACGCATCGCGATCCGATTTGCCGGGCGCTGGCCGAGGGCGTGTTCCGGCAGCTCATGGACTGCCCAAACGTGCGGCACGAGCAGCTGCAATCGACGATGCCAAACGAGCACTGGCCCGGCTACGCGCCGGTGCGGATTTGACTGGTTTCCCGCTGGTGGGACGTAGCGGGGTGCCAGCGGGATCGCGGCGGGACTGGCGAGCACGCGGACGGGAGCCAGTCCCGCCGGAACGGAGTGGAACGTGACGGATCTAGAGTTTCGGGCATGGCTGGCGTTGATCGCGCTGTTGTCGATCGTCCTCGGCGTCATGCTCGTCCGGTGGATGGAGCGCTGAGATGTACCTCTTGGACCAACTGATGTTCGCGATTTGCGGGTTCTTCGTTGGGTTGTTCTTCGGTTTCACGGTCGGCGGCGTGATCGCGCTATTGGCATAGGAGATGGATATGCAGGGGCAGAATGCAATCGCAGAAATTCAGGGAAATTCTGGTCATAATGGTGACGGTGCTGGCGGCATCGTGCATCACGGTAACGGCGGCGGTAGTGCTGGTACTGCGGTAGCCAGCGAAAGCGCCGCGCTCATCAGCATGATCGAGCGGGCGGCTCGGGATACGAGCGTGGACGTCGAGAAGTTCGAGCGCCTGATGCTCATGAGAGAGCGCGTCGAACGTCAGCATGCCGTCATGGCATTCAACGATGCTGTCGCAAAGGCGAAGGGTCAGTTCGGCACGATCTCCAAGAACCGCACGGTTGACTACGCAAGCGCCAAGGGACGCACAAGTTATCAGCACGAGGATTTCGCCGGCATTGCTGCCGTGGTTGATCCTGTGCTCAAAGAGAATGGACTGGCCTATCGTTTCCGATCAGCGCAGGCCGGCAGCAAGCTCAGCGTAACCTGCATTCTGTCGCACGTTCGCGGCCATTCCGAGGAGACGACGCTCGAAGCTGCCGAGGACCACAGCGGCAACAAGAACGCCATCCAGGCGATCGGATCGGCCACCACGTATTTGCAGCGGTACACCCTGAAACTTGCGCTTGGCCTGGCGTCGTCGCACGACGATGACGCGCGCTCGGCCGGCGGCACTGACGCTGAAACGATCACCGACGAGCAGGCCGAGCAGATCAAGGCCGCCATCGAGCGCACCGGCGCCGAGCTTCCCCGCTTCTGCGCCTACTACAAGCTCCAGAAGATCACGGACCTTCCGGCCTCGAAGTTTGACAGCGCCATGCAGGCGATCGAGGCGTCGGCCAAGAAGCGGAGAGTGCAATGAACGATGTGTCCGTCAGCGATCTGGTGGCGATCGAGCCCGGCAGCGCTCTGCAACTGTTCACGACGCCAGCAGCGATAGATCCTCTGCTTGACCGCATCCGCAAAGAAATCGACGCCTTTGAGCCCGATATCAGCAGCGACAAGGGCCGCAAGGCAGTCGCCTCGATGGCGTACAAGGTCGCTCGCGCCAAGACCTATCTGGACGATGCCGGAAGGAAGCTGGCCGATCAGCAGAAGGAAATTCCGAAGAAGATCGACGCCACGCGAAAGCTCATCCGTGACACGCTGGACAAATGGAAGGACGAAGTCCGCGCTCCGCTTACGGCATGGGAAGCAGCGGAGGACGAGCGAGTCGAGCGGATTAAATCATCGCTGGCAGAATTCCAGGCCGTCATCGACGATCAATCAGAGCGACCCGCTGCATTGATCCGGGAGCGCCTTGGCAAGGTTGAGCGCGAGGCCATCACCGAGCAGTTCTACGCCGAATACGTCAGCGCCGCTGCCGAGCTGAAGGATAAGGCCCTGGCGGCGCTACGGGACGCTCTGAAACGCGCCGAACAGCGAGAGGCAGAACAAGCGGAACTGGCACGCCTCCGCGCTGCCGAGGCCGAGCGCAAGCAGAAAGAACGCGACGAACAGATTGCTCGCGAGGCTGCTGAAAAAGCAAAGCGCGACGCCGAAGCAAAGGCCGAAGCCGAACGCAAGGCAGCCGATGACGCCGCCAAGCGCGAGCGTGACGCCGCAGAGAAGCGAGAGCTTGAGCTCAAGCTGCAAGCCGAGGCAGCGGAGCGCCGCGCGCTCGAGGCGGAAGCCAAGGCAAAGCGGGAGGCCGAACAAGAGCGCGCTGCGGCTGCCCGTCGTGAAGCCGACAAGGCGCACCGCGCCAAGATCAACAAGGCTGCGCTCGACGCGTTTGTTCGCGGTGGCATCGCCAAGGATACGGCCAAGGCCGTTATCACCCTCATTGCACAGCGGGAGATTCCCAATGTCAGCATCCACTATTGAGCAAAACTCGCCCGAATGGCATGCCGCGCGCTGCGGCCGGGTAACTGCCTCGCGCATCGCCGACATGCTGGCGAAGACGGAATCCGGGTGGGGCGCCTCCCGCGCCAACTACAAGGCGCAGCTCGTAGCCGAACGGCTGACCGGCAGCGTAGCTGACAGATACACCAACGCTGCCATGCAATGGGGCACCGATATGGAGCCCGAGGCCGTTGCCGCCTACGCGTTTTACCATGGCGCTGACCCTGCCCCAGTTGGGTTCGTGCCGCACCCGACGATCGCAATGGCTGGCGCGTCTCCGGATCGTCTCATCGGAGACGACGGGCTGATCGAGGTGAAGTGCCCAAACACGGCGACACACATCGAGACGCTTCTGGAAGGCGCAGTGCCGGGCAAGTACCGCCTCCAGATGATGTGGCAGATGGCGTGCACCGGGCGCCAGTGGTGCGACTTCGTCTCGTTTGATCTAAGGATGCCGGAAGACATGCGCTTGTTCGTGCGCCGCATCGAACGCTGCCCCGTCACCATCGCCGACATCGAGAAGGAGGTGCGCATCTTCCTTGCTGAGATCGACGACACGGTGAACCGCTTGGTTGCTGCGTACAGACCAGCCGCCCAAGCCGCGGAGTGACCCATGACCGAGAAGCCCAAGGCATGGTGGCGCGGCGTGCGGACATCCGAGACGGACGAGCAGCAGGACAACGTCGTGCGCATGCCTCGGCCGGATCTCGGCGAGCTCGAGCGCCAACTCATCGACGCCAACAACGCAGTGATTTCAGCGGGGATCGAATGCGACAGGGCAGCCATGGTTTATCGGGAGAAGGTCGAGCACCTGACGGCCGCCAGGGCTCGCATCTCGGAGCGCCTGAAAGAGTGCGGAGCGAAGGTGGAATTCCCGCAGAGCTTCCCGGAACTCGAATGAGCACGGTGGGCAGGATCTGCAAGGACATGGCCGGCAAGGGATACGGCCACGAGGACGTGTTCGTCATGCTTAAGGCACACGGCCTGGCTTGCGACCGGGACCGCGCGTTCATCCGCCGCTACGTGCTCGGCCTCTCGAGCTACAGCAGGAGATACCGGACATGACATGCCCATGCTGCGGATACGCCGAGCCCAAGAAGGGTAAGCCGAGGTCGCTGGATCAGCACCGCCGCTATTTCCTCCTTATCGCCGCCGCCATGGAGCACTGGCCCGAGCACCACGAGCACCAATTCACCAGCATCGAGGCTCTGCGAAAATATCTCGAGATGAAGGCCGGGTGGCGAGAGATCGGGGCTCAAATCCCGCTCTCCGGCATCAGCAAGGAGAGAGCAATGATGCTCGCCGAGGCGGCCATTCGCGGCGCAGGCTCCTACGCCATGCCTGTACTGCATCGCGATACGCTGGTGATCTTCAAGCCCAAGTCCATTTCGTTCGCCCGCATGCCGCACCTGGAGTTCTGCGCGCTAAACAATGCCGTCGAGGATGTGATCCGCAACATCATCGGCGTTGAACCCGAGCAGCTTCTCAGGGAGCACGGGAGGGCAGCGTGACAAATCCTTTTCAACACAATCGCCGTCGCCGCCTGACCGGCATGGATTATGCCCGCGTGTTTGCCAGCACGGACGGCCATTGCGCCTGCTGCAAGAGGAAGCTGAGCCCGGCGGATAAGTGGGACGCAGACCACATCATTGCATTGGAGAATGGCGGCAAAGACGAAATCGAAAACCTCCAACCTCTTTGCGAATGGTGCCATGCGCCCAAGACCGCCGAGGACCACGCGAAGGCCGGCCACGCCCGCCGAGCGTACACCAAACACAATGTTCCGAGTGCATTCCGGCGCTCCCGATCATGGGGGACACGATAGCGCGTTGAGTTCAATCCAGCTTCACACCAAGGACACAGCAATGAAAATCCACGATTGGAACCCTGCCGACGGCGACGCCCTGCAAGGCGACGTGATCTTGTTCCGCGTTCCCGACCACATTGCCACAGATCGCAGCGATGAGATCACGCCGCGCGAAAACCGGCTGATCTTGGCGGAGGGAGAAATCACAGGTCATCACCACGCTATCCGGCTCGTTCCGCAGACCGTCGCCTTCCGCGACGACGGCCTGGCGCGCGACATGGAGGCCATGGCGCCTGTCGCGACCGCAAAGCTCTATCGAGCCGCGGCGACCGTACAGGCGCTGGTGCGCGCCGGAGAACTCACGACTGACCGTCTCGCCATCGGCATCCTAGAGGTCGAGGGTGGTCCCGTTGTCCTGCGCCATGACGAGCACGATGCAATCCGCATTCCGCCGGGACGTTTTTATGTCGGCGGGCAAATGGAATGGGACGCTGGCGAAGCTCGGAGGGTCGCGGACTAATGGCACGCATCGAGACACTCAGCGCAGAGCAATGGGCGCAAATGCGCGACTACCGCGAGGCGCAGCGGCGTGATGCGCTGCGCACCGATCGCATTGACGAGGCGGCGGCGCGTGACGCCGTCAACCGCCTCTACACAACCGCCGGATTGGCGGCGCCGAAATACACGATCCTGCTGCAAAGCCCGATGCAGTGCCTGATGGCCCGCGGGCTGATGCGAGTAGGCGAGGGCCAGCTCGGGGACCAGCTCAGGGACCAGCTCTGGGACCAGCTCAGGGGCCAGCTCAGGGACCAGCTCTGGGACCAGCTCGGGGGCCAGCTCTGGGACCAGCTCGGGGGCCAGCTCTGGGACCAGCTCGGGGGCCAGCTCAGGGACCAGCTCGTGGACCAGCTCAGGGACCAGCTCGGGGGCCAGCTCAGGGACCAGCTCTGGGACCAGCTCGGGGGCCAGCTCGGGGGCCAGCTCAGGGACCAGCTCAGGGACCAGCTCGGGGGCCAGCTCAGGGACCAGCTCTGGGACCAGCTCGGGGGCCAGCTCTGGGACCAGCTCGTGGACCAGCTCGTGGACCAGCTCAGGGGCCAGCTCGCGAATAGCGAGTTGCATCAGGACACGTGGCTCATCGGAGGATGGGACAATTTCTGGTTGGCTTTCTACGATTTCGGCCGGCAGATCGGTGTGACGTATCGGGAGGACACCGCCACGAAGTTCGACGCGTATCGCGCCTATGCTGCGAGCTGCGGAGTGGCCTATCTGTATCCAGATGTCGCCTTCGTTTCCGACCGGCCCGAACGCATCTGTTTCGATCATCAACGACGCTTGCATGCTGATGACGGCCCCGCGGTGCGCTGGCGGGACGGCTACAGCATCTATGCGTGGCGTGGCCTGAGAGTGCCCGCCGGGATCATCGATCTGCGGCATGAGCGGACCGCGCAACAGATCACGTCCATCAGCAACGCGGAGCACCGGCGCGTTGCGATCGAGATCTACGGTCATGTGCATGGGCCGGAGCGGTTTGCGACGGATCTCGGCGCAAAGCTGATCTCGGAGGACACGTCACACGGCCGGCCGCGGAGTCTCTATCAGGTCGGTGCGGATCGGTATCTGCACGTGGTCAACGGCAGCCTGGAGCCGGATGGGAGCAGGCGCGAGTTTCTACTTGGCGCCGATCCCGGCGCCTCGACCCCAGTTGGCGCGGTGGCTGCCAGTTACGGCCGTCCGGAAGCCAAATACCGGGAAGCGGTGAGGACATAGCCATGAAGAAGGCAGCATATACGCCAGGGCCATGGTGTCTGGATTCGGGTTACGCAGCCGACCCAGGTTACATCGGCATCTCATCGCCAGATGGCCCTCGCAGGCATGACGGCCTTGCCCAGGTCGTTATAGAGATAGAATGCGAACCATACCCGGAAGGCGTGGCGAATGCGACCCTCATTGCTTCGGCTCCTGATCTAGTGGAGGCGCTTCGGGGGTGTATCTCGTATCGGAATTGGGAGATAGCGGAAGGCGGAGTCGTTCCTGACGAATTACGAGACGTCTGGAAATCCGCCGAAACCGCTCTCGCCAAGGCGCGAGGTGAAGCATGACCATCGCGCCAACAGACATCTTCACGGCAATCCAGGCGGCTCTCGCCGGCGAGTGCGTCGATCCCTACGAGACGGCCCAGCGTTTAGAGCAGCGGCTCCACAAGGCCGGCTACGCCATCCTGCCAGTGCCAAACGGCTACCATTTTTCCGACCGTGCCCCGGCCGCAGAGTTCGACCTGAAGTTGACCGGCCTCAACCATGATCGAACCAAGGACGCCTTGCGCGCTCTTGAGCGCATGCTCTCCACCAGCCCCAAGGTGACGTGAGATGAGTGACAAGCCACACCTAACGGTGGACGAATGCTTATCGAGATTGCCAGTCAGAATGGCCGAGCGTGTCTTCCGGAAGCGCGTCCGAGAACTCGGCCTCTGCTACACCCACGGCCATCAGATCGCTCTGTCTGAAGAGCACCTCGCAGAGTTCGTGGAAACCCTCAAATGCAAAGGATCAAATCGACACTCGCCCCAAAACAGCGTCCAGACCGCGGCAACCGCTGGCATCCGCGCGGGTCGTATCCGGAGATCAACGAGGATGGTAACGTCACTCAGCACCGAGGCTGGCGCGGCGGTGGATATGCTACGCGAGCTGAGTGCCAGGCCGAATGCGATCGACTGAATGCAGCTCTTGTCGATGCGGCCAACCGCGCGCGGCTGGGAGTGCAGAAGTTCGCGGTTGCGGCGGCCATCTACGGCAAACTCAATACCAGCAAGCAGCAACTGCACAAGCATCTGTTGCGGGCGAGCGAGATCATCGGAGACACCCCCGTTGATCAGGTCGACGACAAGGCAGTGCTGTCGGTCGTCGCCGCCCTTTATCCCAACGGAGCCGCGCCGGCGACGCTGAACCGACACATCTACACGCCGATCATCTCGGTGCTGCGCCACGCGGCCAAGGGCAAGCCCTGGAAGGTCGATATCACCAGACCTGCAGGCCATCGCGAGAACAGGCCAGCAGAGGCGCCCGAAGGGCTGTCATGGTATCGCAAGGTGCTACCTCATTGCTCCGCCAACCTGCGCGCCCTGGTACTGTTCGTGCGGCTCCACAACCGCAGATCCGGAGAGGCATTCCGGGCCACTGCGGGGCATCTGCGGAACGGCTACCTCGAGATTCCGCGCCGCAGCTCGAAGATCAAGAAGGCGGAGCGGATAAAGCTGGCTGATGCTGTGATCGCGGCGCTGAAGGAAGCCGGCAAGAAGGCGGCCGACGACCCGCTGTTCGGCTATCGGTACTCGACCCGGCGCAACGCCTACCGGGATCTCAAGCGGGCCTGCACGAAAGCCGGCGTGCCCATGTTCTCGCTGCACAAGGCGGGGCGGCACGCCGCCTCCAAGCATCATCTGGACAGCGGCGGCTCGCTGGCGGACCTGACCCAGCTCGGGCGGTGGTCAGGACCCGAGTTGCCGGCAATGCTGTACGGCCACCGGGAGGAGACGGCGCTCGACGAGAAATACCTGCCGCGCGCGAACAAGATTGGCGCGCGGATCGTGTCCCAAAAGGGACCCGCCGCCCACCCCAAACGGGGAACCATATTGAAAAAAAAAGAAGAAATAGCGCATCTAACCCACCCTTCACACGGGTGGGGTCACAGGTTCAATCCCTGTCGCGCCCACCATGGAACGCACTGAAATCATTGATCATTTTGCCGACGCGAGGCAGTAGATGGTAGCGTTGTCTTGCCGGAACGCGCAGAGAACACGCACGGAACCAGCGTGGAACGTGACTGGGTGCGTTGTCCCAGATTGGACCCATGCACCCATGGGCCTCACACCACCAGCACCGCCACCGCGGCCAACACGAATAGCCCGATGATCGTCATTTGCCGAACAGGCCAAGCACGGACGGCAGCGCGTCCGCCCAGGTGATCTTTCCGAACGTAGCCGCGCCGAGGATCACGGCCCCGATGACGTAGGCCATCAGCTCGTTGCGCGGCGGCAGCGGCGGCTGCTCCTGCTGGCGATTGAACACGGCCCCCTCCAGTCGCCCAATTCTCAGCGCGAACCCGATCAGGATCGACGTATGATCCGGCGGCGGCACCGGCCCGTGGTGCCCATTGACCTGCATAGCTCATGCCCCTGCCCTCTTGGCGTTGCACCACGCAGAACGAGCTTCGTTGTTGCCGATGATCTCCCGGGCCGTGTCGTCGGTGATCCTGTCGGCCTTCCGGACGCCGATCTCCCGCCATCCGTTGTCGCCGCAGACCTGGGCTACCGTGCCGTCGACGGCCTGTGTGCAGCCGCTAAGGAGTGCCGCAATCCCTGCAAAACCGCTGCAGATCAGCCTGGATCTGAGACGGCGGCTTTGCCGCCACTTTCTTGCGTGCTTCGCCCGCTTTCGCATCGAGCTTTTTCCCTATGGCTTCGACGCGCACTTTCTCACGCTGAACGCCACGCTGCTGCATCGTCCATGACCACCCGGCCATGACAGCAAGAGCCGCCGCCAGGGGCAGCGCAAAGCGGCCGAGGATGGTCATCGCTGGCGCCTCGGTTGATCAGGCAAAAGACCCACCACACTCCCGTCAATCACCCACTCTCCCAGGTCCTCACCAAATTCGCGCCGATCCCCTCCAATGACGCTCACGTGGGGGCCAGGATAATAGCCGTGGCGGTTCCGCGACCCTTGACCGGCATCGAAGCCCATCCTCTCGAGTGCCCATGGAATGGACCCAGGACCCTCTGTTGATTTGTATGGGTCTACGCCGATTGTCGAAGCACCTGGGAGCGGCGTGTCCGTCCAACTGCCATCGTCCCACACATAGGAGGCTGGCGCCCGCTCTCCTGCAGGCAAGGGCGCTTCGGTTGCCCGCACACCATGATATTCGTGAGGGCTTGCCCTCATCGCACGCCACAATTCTGCGGCGGCCTTGCGGGCCTCTACTGCAGTCTTCGGGATGACCTTAGAAACTGGTTTTGCTCCCGGCATAAGGGCCATTGCCAGGGCAGATGGCCGGCCGGTCTCAGCGAGCTCCCGTGCCCCATCATACGCTCCTGTCGCCATGCCGAGCGTGCCGACGTCGAACAGGTTCGTGAGCGCAGATGCCGTCGCCCGGTTCTCGGGCAGACCGCCGAGCCAACCGTACGCCATGTCGAACACGCGATCCCGCCCGGTGGGAGCCGGGCCCGGACTGAGTGTCGCCTGAGTCTTCGGGGCCAGATAGTTGTCTGGCTGCGGCGCGTCCATGTTCGAACGCCACGCCCAAGGATCATCCATCAGGTCGATAGGCCGTTGCCCCTGGCTCAGCATATTCTGAGGCGGTGGCTTGAACAGCCTGGGGTCCAGATAATTGTCAGCCATTGCGCACCTTTTGGATGACAGCCACGGCCCCGAACGCGGCCGCACCAAACAGCAGCATCTGCCACGTGTGGCCCGAGACGAGATCCGTCCAGCCGCCCACGTTCTTGACGCTCTGCGAGAGACCCTGCGGAACCGCCGGCAGGTACGACTGCTCGCCCGAGATCGCCCCGACGACGCCGACGCTGCCGATCGCGCTCACCGAGGCCCAGAAGGCCTGGTAGGCCCGCTTGACGCGCTGCGCGATGGTCAGGCTGCTGGTCGCCGCCGGCGGGATCAGAGGCACATCATTCTCGTGGGATGGAGCCGGAGCGACGGCGCCGGAGAACGCCATGGCGTGCGCCTGGTGCCACTCGGCTTCCGTCAACTGCTCCGGATACGGCTTCCCTCGCTCCCACATCGCTATGGCTCGAGCAATGGAGACCGCCACGTCCGGATCTCGAATGCGCTCCTGCGTGAGGATCGACGTGGGCTTGAGGCCTGTCTGCTCGAACATATGGGCGGTGTAGCCGTCGGCCCAGTAGTCGCCGCACCAGGTCTTTATCGCCTCCGCGATCGTCTGGTCGCGATAGAGCCACCTGTATGTGACCGAGCCCTTCGGCTTCGTCTTGCCCTCGTCCATCAGCACGAACATCGCCGCGGCACCATGGAGGTGCGTCGGGAACGTCGCGCATTGGTTGGTCTTGGGCTCCTTCTTGCCCGTACTCGGGTCCTTGTAGGTCCATTTGAGGATCTCGAAGGTCGTGGACCCGAAGCGCTTCGATGCGAACCCCGGTTGCATAGCTCCGGGATTGCGGTTTCTGATGCTGGCGGGGATCATGGCTCTTCCTGCGCTGCTTCGATCGCAAGACGCGCGATGACTGCCTCTAGTCTTCTGATCCGCTCGCGGGCCACGTCGAGCTCGTTGGCCATGGCCAGCATCACTGGACCTCGAGTCTGGCTCTTGCCAGAGCGTTCTGCTCGATGAACTCCACGCGTGCCATTAGTTCAGCTATTTGCCGGAGCATCGGTCCCAGGTGCTCGCCGATCTCGATGTCGGCCGCCGCCAAGACCTTGATGTCCTCCCGAAGCTGGTCAATCTTTGCGAGGTCGGAAAGCGGTGTCTCCCGAGCATGCTCAATGACCTTGACCGGCTGAGGCAGCATGTCCGGCAGCTCGGCCGCAATGGCAGCGCGTACCGCAGGCATCAGGTCGACCTCCGTCGGCCGCACTGCGACAGCTTGCGAACCCACGTCTCCCTCGCGCACGAAGAACGTCCAGCTCGAGCCATCCGAGAGCGCAAGGCGTAGCCGCTCAGCGTCGTGTCGATCGTTGACCAGGATCACGCAGCCGGCGTGCTGCACCGGGCACGGCAGCTTGTCGGATCGGTAAAGGCGCAACCGCAAGGGCTTGTTGGCCACGCTCATGTGGCCCTCATCCCGAAAGGCGGCCATCAGCGTGGCCCTTGCCTATCGCGAACGCGCGTATCGAGCCGCCTACGCATTCTCGTACGTCCCGTTGATCACGATCACATAGCCGTTCCCGCCGGGATAGGTATTGCTGAATGTCGTGATGCTGACCTGCGTGCCGGATGCTGCGATCGAACCGACGACCGCCACGCCGGACCCGGTCGTTTCCCGCCCGACGAGCGTGGCGGCATTCAGCGCAGTATTCGGGAGCGAGGCGATGACTCTGGATGCACCGGTGCCATTCGTCGTGATCTCAATTCTGATCTGAACTTCTGTCGTCTTCCCGACCACACGGTACTTGCCGGTGGCCGACGAGGTCGTGATGGACCCCGATCCGGCACTAACGGTCGGCGTGTAGGAGGACCATGCACCGTCGATCGCGGCCAGGTTGAGCGTCCGGTTCGCATCTCCGGTCAGGATCGACAGCGTCCGGTTGGCGGTGATGTCAGTACCGAATGATGCGAGCAGAACGTGCGACTGGTTGGTATCCTGGAAAATGAGCGATCTGCCCGTCGGCACGACGGGGCCATACTCGCCGACCATGAGCCCGAGCACGCCGTTGCCGGTCAGCCCCACGATATCATTATCGACGCGATACAGCCCCGTGTTGCGGTCGTTCCGGAACGAGTACGACGGGAGCGCGGCAGTGCCGTCCGAATGTAGGATCGACCCGCCCTTTATAATACGCTCGATTTTGGTGTTGTCGGTTCCGTAGATCCGCTGCGTGACGATGTCGTGCGACTGCGAGGCGATGTCATTGAGCACGGTGACCATCGAGATATCGACGTCGTGCTTGATGTCGAAGGTGTTCCCGAACGTCCACCCGAGCCGAATGAATTCAACCCCCGTCGGCGTCCCATGAACGGAGAGAATGAGCGACTTGAAGTCCATCCCCGACACGTAGTTGTTGCCCGTGTAGGTGGCATCCGATGCCAGATGGACACCGATCGAGTTGTTGCCCGTCAATTTGACGAAGACGTTCTTGAACCCCTCGGTATCGCAGGCGCCCTCGACGTCGATGCCCTTCGTCTGGACACCCCAGAAGTTGAGGTTCTCGTACCGGTTGTGGGTGATGACGATATCGGGCTGGTTGGACGAATTGGCCGGTGACCCCGTCGGCGTGCTGCCGTAGCGCCCCTTAAGATGGATGCCCGTGCCGATGCCGTCGAAGTACCAGTCCTGGAACACGTTGAAGACGCTGTTGGAATAGTGCTCGTATCCAGGCACGTCATACGACGTCACCTCGTCGCTGATGATCTGTAGGGCGACAGACGCCGGATCGGTGAACCCGCGCCCCCAGATGCGGGAGATGTGCGAGTGCTGGATGGACGTGATGTCGAACACCACGGCGTCCTCGTAGCCAGCCTCCGCCTCGAACAGCACATCCGTCAGGCGGGTGTCATGAAGCTGGGAGCCGCTGGCCTGCTCGACCACAGTCGGCGTCGATACGAGCAGACGCGTCGGGAACCCCTCACCCGAGACATGGACGCCACTCCGCGGGACGATGGGCTCGTCGATGATCCAGTCGCCGGCCCGCAGGTAGACCTGCCCACCGCCGTCGCCATACGCCTCCGCAATGGACGCATTGATGGCCGCCGCGGTGTTGGCGGCAGGGACATAGACCAGGCCGTCGATCGACCCGGACTCGCCCGGCGGGCCCTGTATCCCCTGGATGCCCTGAGGCCCCTGCAGGGACGATAGATCCAATATCGTCAGGCGCGCATAGGTCTCATGGTCCGTCGTATCGTAGGATGGGAGGCCCTGATTGCCCTTGTTGACGTAATACTGCAACGTGATCGACCCAGCAGTCGTCACGTTGAGCACGAACGTGTCCACCGGAGCGCAGGTGGACTGTGCGGTGAACGACGCCACACCGCCGCCGGCGACAAAGACCGTGTGCTCCTGCGACAGACCGTAGAAGTTCGATGGGGACAGAACCGCGGAGACAGGGTTGATCCTCTGACGGGCTCGGATTTCCGCGTTGTTATCCCCACTGGTCGCGGCGACCCCGGAAAATTTCTGCGCCGCCGTGACGAGATACGTCCCGACCGGAAGGGTGACATGGCTCGAGTTGATGGATGCGCCAGCGATCGTGTTGACGACCGTGGTGTTCAGAACGCGATTGGCCCATGTCGATACCGTCGATGAGCCACCACCTCCGCCACTGCTCTCACGGTGCTCGAAGATCGCGAGTTTCAGCTTGGAAATGTTCGGCGCCGTGATGTTCGAGAGATCTGCCCAGGCGGTCCCGCGCCACTGCGTCAGCATCTCCTCATCGACCACGTAGGCCAGATAGCCGTCGGCAGGCGCGTAGCGAAACCACGAGCCGCTCCCGTCGAACTCCACGATATCGTGCTCGTCGAAGCCGAGCGTGGCCCAGCCCCCCGCCGGCGTGCCGTTGATGATGTAGCGCGCGCCTGGCGTCGGAGAGACCGGAGGGGCAGTCAAGCGGTCCGCAACCCGGAAATACGGGCTGTCGATGAGGGCCGGCACTTCGGTATCGACGATCCAGCTGGCACCGTTGGAGACGAGCCAGACGGTATGCCCCATGCCGGTGAGCGCGAAGCTCGTGACGGACGACTGGCCGATGGTGCGGATCGTCTGCGCACCGATCGACTTGATGGTGACGGTATTGGCGGCGCCGGCATGGCGGACGCCAAGACGATAACCATCATCGGCCGCAATCGCGCTCGGGAGCGTGATCGCGATTGCTCCAACATTCGGGTCGGCGTCGATCAGACGCCCCCGGTACGCATCGAGATCCGCCGCAATCACCGTGTTGGTGGAGCGCACAACGACGGGCGTCTTGGGATAGGATGCCGCTGTCGTATCCGGCACGACCAGGGCGCCGCGGATATGGTCATGCGTGAGCACCGGCACGCCGTCGGCGTCGTGCACGACGACCTTGTATTCGTCAGGCCCCGTCCAGATCAGCGTCTTCGCGCCGCCGCCGGAGATCGGATAGCCGCCATCGTCGGTCTCGACCACGCTACCGAGCGCCGTCTGCAGCTCGGCATCGGAGTAGACGACGAGCGGGCTTGACGTGCCGGCCTCGAAGAACCGGAGCTGCCCGCCGGCAATAGGCTCGTTGTTCGCGTCGGTTACGCGCACGAGTGGTGAGAGGACGAGCTGTGCGTCGGCCATCGTTGCGTCCTTGGCTGTTGCAAAAGATGTTTGGGGGACGCGATACAGGAAAGGGTTGTAGGCAGCCGACAAGCCCGGGTGCCTGATCATCTCCGCACCGTCGCGAGGCGACGCAGAACCGGGCTCAGCGCCGGGCTGTCCGGCCCGCCTCAGCCAGTCTCTGCGCCCGTCAGGCGGAGGGCGGCGCCGCGGCCGCCGCAGGCTGAGCAGACGAGACGGCGGCTGATGTCGTCGATGAGCGCATCGGGATCACCACCGCTGCGCGCCAGCCAATAGCTGACCGGCTGAGCTGTGGTTCCGCCAACCGCTGAAAATGCTGAAGCCGCCCAAGCATGCCGGGGCGGCCTCGAATGCTCCTCCTACACATGGCAGGTGAGACTTCCGGGCGATCTGCGTATGCTGGCGGGCGAAGCGCGGCACGCTGTCGTTGCTATCATCAAGACAATCATTGATGCTATTCGCGACCGTCTCGGCTATTAATCGGCCTCATCACATTCCCCACGGAATAGCCGCGCAGGCCAAGCCGAAGGGATGACGGAAGGAGGGGCATGGAACTTTTGGACTGGTGGCGAGAGATCGCATTTGCCGTAGCCGCAATCGCCGCGGCGCTTTGGCTGACCTATTTGCACCAGCGTGTGAACGATCTCGAAGCCGAGAAAAAGAACCAAGCCTACGTGAACAAGGATCTGCGCTACCGGCTTGAGAAGCTGGAACGGGAGGCATGCAATATGGACAACTTTGCGCGCGGGCTGCACCCACAGTGGCACTACGACGCTCTGCGCAAATGGATCGCCAACGAAGTACCATCAGACCTGCCACCGTTGAACGACTCCTAGCGCCGGTTCCGAGGGTCGCCAGGTGGATAAACCGTGACTTCAAGGGGCTGTTGGTTGGTCGCTGACGGCAAGGATGGGAACAGAGCCGCAAGCGCGCTTTGCCTCATATTTGTCTCCATCGGCGCCATTCGTGCGTTGGCACCCAAGTAGCGCTGCATTGGGGGGCTCATAAACGCCCGAGCCGTCAGGCCGGTGGCAATCGGAGACAACAGCATTCCGGGTGATCCGGCCATCAACCCACCAACACCTGCCCCCACGGATTGCACGGCGAGCCGAGCAGGCGTGCCGGAGTTTGGCAGCGAACTCATGACAGACTGGCCGGCTCTCGCCAACTGCTGCAATTCACCTCGGCCGCGCTCGAAGTTTCGAGTGCCCTGAACTGCTTTCGTCGCGGACGCAAGTTGCGCCGGCGAGATAAAGCCATCAGCAGCCCTCTCCCCGGCAGCGCCTGCGGCGCGCGAAACGGTCAACAGGTTGCGATACTGGGTTCGTGCCTCACGCCACTGCCCTTGCAGATTCTGCGGGAGTCCTCGCTCCACAGCGCCATCAAGCACATTTCGTATGCCACGAAGCCCTTCAGCCAACGCTGGGTCTTTCGTCTGCCTCGCAGTGGTCTCGATCATCGATCGATAGCGCTGGTAAACAGCACCTGGAACCTGGCGTCCGAGAAGGCCGTCAATGTCAGCAAAAAACTCTGCGATGACAGGCGCACGTTGATTTGGAGGCGTGATACGCGCGTATCCTTGCAACGCGTTCGCCATTCTCCGCCTGTCGACTTGGTTCAGCACCATTGTCGATGCATTGGCGAGGTCATCGAACCTCTGCCCATGCGCCGTGAACGCGGCGTCAATCACGTCTTGCGTTGCGCGAGGTGCGTCTACCCCTGCACGCCTCAGCGCCGCCCGCGTGAACTGCTCCGCGGCACGGTCCGCCTGGATCCTGGCGCGACCACCGCTACCTGGGATGTCAGAAGCGTGCTGCTCGAGGTAACGGAGCGGAGTCGAGCCCGTGGCCTGACCGGCCGTCAGGTCTGTTACACCTTCCGCTCTCAGTCGCCGCACATGGGCCGCATGCGTGGGATCGGTCGGCACTGGCGTGTACGCGCGAGAGATCATGCCCGGCAGGCCCGCGCCGACCAGAGCCCCGCCAACCCGAGCCCAAGGCTCTGCGGCGGTTCCCTCCGTCATCTGTCCAGCAGTTTCCGATGCCACGGCCGGACCGACAACATTGCCGAGCACGCGCTGAACAGCACCGCCGGGAAATGCAAGCCCAGGCGCGAACTCGCCCATCGTGCGGGCATATTTCCCAGCCGTTGTTTGCGGCTCGTAAAACTTACCGGTGACTCCTTCGACACGCTTTTGCAGATCCGCCCCAGTTGGCAGGGCCGTCTCCGGAGACACAACATCTCCCTGAGCCCCAAGCGCTCTTGCTCCGGCGTTGATCCCCATCCGGCCGAGCTGTTCGACAGTGCCCGGAAGCCCAGCCATTCCAAGCGCACCGCGCGCGACGCCAGCACCGGCGCTCTTCGCCACGTCCGCGACGGGGTTGGCTTGCGGGATTGCCAGCCCCGGACGCGCACCCGGAGAGAACCGACCCGGCTCCTGGCTCGGTGCCGGCCGGCCGAGCTGCTGCTGCACATGGGCGAGCACGTCCTGCTCCGACACATCGTCCGGTGCCGTAACCTCGTAACGGGCGCCATCAGGGCCGGTGACTTCGTATCTCGCCATCAGTCAAGCCTCCGAATAGAGATGCCGCCGCTGGTTGCCGGAGGCTGCGCGGCCCGTCGCGCGCGCTCGGCGCCCGCTTTCACGACGTCTTCGAAGTCCTGCAACGCCTTGTCGAAGTCCTCTACGCGGCGTGCCCGATTAAGGCGCGCAATGGCCTCCGTTGCCTTACGCCCTTCCGCTTCTGTGATCTGGCCGCCGCCCTTGAGGCTATTGAATGCCTCGAGGAACGCCTTGCCTTTGGCCTGATCGACCAAGTCCACAAAACCGGCTTGTGAGGTGCCCGGAATAGCGGGAGCCAAGCCGCCGATCGCCCCAATGCCAGTGGTCTTCCCAGGATGTCCCCGAATCTGGTCGATCGTCTTCAGAGCATCAACGGCGTTTGCAGCGATGCGCGGATAATCAGCAGCCGCCTTGCCACTCGCCTCGCCCATCTCCTCCGCGCGCTTCTTTCCGGCCAGTTGCGGTGCAACGGACCGCACCGTCTGCCCCGTTGCACTGTCATACATTTCGTCACCGACAACACCGACACCCTTCGCGGGCGTCAGCGGCTGCCCACCCGCTTCAACTCTCTGGATGCTGCGTTGCCCGCGTGATCCGAATTGCACCGTGTAGAAATTCCCGTCCGGACCCTGGAATACAGCGCCAGACTTACCGTACTCTTCCGGACCAGAAAGCGTTGCCTTCCGCTTCGCCTCGGCCAGCAGATACTGCTGCACGGGCGACGCATCACCCTGGATGCGCGACAGCTCGACGAGCGGCTGCGGCACACCGCCGACGTTCGGATTGCTCGCCAGCCAGTTGGTGACCTCGCCCCGGGTGGCGTTCTGCCTGTCATATTCGGCCTGCTGACGTGCCGCGTTCTGCTTCTGGATGCCGAGCTGCTCTTGCGCGAGATAGTTCCGCGCCTCGAACTCCCGGTCGTTGTTCCTTTGCTTCTGCCAGCCGTCGAGAGCGTTCGTGATCGGCGCCCAATCGAGCGCAAGCGGATTGCGTGCCATGTTACTTCCCCAGCCAGTTGAAGAAGTTGTTGCTGGCCGGCGCCGTCGCCTGGCCCGCCGCGGGCTTGGCGCCGCCGCCGACCATGCCGAAGGCGTTCAGGCCCGTTCCGACCAGGCCCAGGATGTTCTGGAGCCCCGCCGTGTCCGCGGCCACGTAGTCCTTGCCGTACTGGCTCTGATGGCCAGCCAAGGCGTTCCGGTAATTGCCCTCGACGCCGGTCATGTTCTCCGCGTGACCGCTGTCCAGCGCCGCCAGAGCCTGGTCTGCCGTGTAGCCCTGCGCCATGAGCCCTTGCAGTCGACCCATGTAGTCGCTGTAGTCGCGATTGGCCGTCTCATCGACCACGCGGGACTTGGCGAGCGCATTGAGCCCCGAACCGAACTGGCCCGTCGCCGCCGCGCGCCGGTCGAGGGCTTTCGTCTGCATGTCCATGGTCGACGCGAGGTACGGGTTCGAGCCCTGGTAGGCCGCCGTCGCGCTTTTCTGCGCGTCAGCGCCGTTCAGGCCAAGCAGATTGGTGTAGGCCGTATTCGCGGTGCGGCCCTGCTCAGAATATGGGTCCAGGCGCCCCTGAGCGCTCGCATAGCCCTGTGAGAGATAGTTCTTCGTGTTGTCGTAGCCGGTCGTCGCCTGCTCCTTGTTGTAGGCCAGCGTCTGCCCGGCGATCTTCTTGCCTGTCTTGCCCAGGAATGTGTCCAGCAGTCCCATCACACCACCTCCGTTCCGTCCGACACGCGGAGCCATTGCGTTCCGTCGGACGTCGCCAGCGTGCGGCCTCCGACCTCGTTCGTGACGATCACCATGCAGCCCGACCAGTCCGCGGCTGGCGGCAGCTTCGCGACCTCGTAGGCTGCGATGCGGAGCGGTTCCCGACCGTTCAGAACGCCCGTCACACGTGAAACCCACCTGAACCACAGCCGGGCGAGCACCGTGCCCTCGAGCACGCGCTCGTTGGCGTTGGGCGACGTGAGGGCGTTCTTCATGGGGACAGCACCTTCCCGTCCCAGGACGCGCTCAGGATCTCGCGCGTCACTGCGGCCGAGCACCGAAACTCCAGCGTGGCGCTGTCGAAGGTGCCGAGGGATGACCACGACACCCGCTTCAGGCGTTGCCCCTGCTGCCCCATGGCCCGCTCGCGCTCGCCGCCCCAGGTCTCGCCGTCGAGGCTCTTGCGCATGACCACGACGGGATTTGCATCGCCGTGGACAAGGCCGACGCCGGGTACGATATCGAGATGCACGTGATTGCACTCGACGCGCCCTGGGAACGCGTGCAGCGGCGGCGTGCGGATGATCATGATCATCTCGTCGCCGGCCTCGTCCTCGACGTCAGGTTCGAGCCAGTAGAGCTCCGGTCGATCCGCGTCCCCGGCGACAACACGGCCGTTGACGACCGTGGTCAGACCGACGCGCCATGTCGCCTCGCCACCGGTGGAGGACCGGCTCCGGCGCTCGTGCCAGAGGCTTGTGGACGTGTCGTAGACGATGGTGGTGTCCGGCAGGCGCCATGCGATCATGGCCCGGCCGCGCTCCACCCACGAGGACGCGATGATGCCGGACTTGTCGGCCACCTGATCGACGATCCGGTCGATGTACGCCGTCGAGATTTTCTGCGGCGTGTAGCCGTTGAGCATGATCACGCCGGCGAACCGGCCCGCGGCATCCGTCGCGCACCATGCCACGGTATCCGTCACGACCTCTCCGAGCACCGTCGCCTTGGTGACTGCGCGCGGACCAACAGCGCCCACCGAGATGACGTTGGCGCGGGAGAACCCGAACGCCTCTCCACCCTGGTCCGTCCAGACCTCTGTTGATCGAGCCCCTATGGCAATCAGGTCCGAGCCCCGGTCCACAACCCGCAGCAGCTCGTCCGGCGCGCTCTCTGCGACTGCGACGTCGAGCCCGTCGATATCAAAGCCATCGTTGATCTCCGACCGGACCATGCGCCCGTCCGAGGCCGCGAAGATGAAGCTCTGGTTGATGCAGCACACGTCGATCGGCGGCGGCAGATCAACATCGCTGATCGGCATCAGCACACCATTCTCTACGATCCAGGCGAGCCCGCCAGATACGATGCACGTCTGCACACCCGTGCCGCGCTGGTTGCGAGCGATGCCGACAAATCCGTCCGACGGGATGCCACCGAGGACCGTCGAATGTCCCCCGGAGTCGACAGCGAGCAGAACCCTCCCCACGACCGCGAATATGGTGCCATCGACCTCTTGCAGCCCCCTGATGCCGCCGCCTGCATCAAGAGACGCCATTGACGACAGTCCGGACGATGCTCTGATGATCATCTCGCTCTTGCGCCCCGAGCCCGTCGGGATCGCATATGCGTTGATCAGCGCCGCGACGCCGCTATGAGGCTGCTCGCCCTGGTTCGAGGACGCGGGGAGAGCCAGCGGAAGGATTGGCACTGTCAGATCCCGCCCGTCTCGACCACCGCCAGCCCGTGTGCGCCGAGCACGTCCATCCAATGCTGATATGGCTCGCTCGTCTCCCGCACGTCGGCGATGAGCGCGGCGATCGTGTCTGGCCACTGCGCCACGACGGATTGCGCCATTGCGATCAGCTCGGGCGACGTGCCTTCCGGCGGCGGAATGCCCTGCGCCATCTGCACGAGCAGCGCAAAGCCCGGCGTGCACCACGGGCGACATCCGTAATGCGTCGCGGGCTCCGCTCCCGTCGCAGAGAGAGGCACGCTGTACGTGTGGCCGGGTTCGACATCGTGGCCTAGCGCGATGGAGATGGCATTGCCGTCGTCGCGATACTGAGCAGGGAGGATGAGTGTCATGGATAGCAGGCTCATAGTACGATCCCCAGCTCAGTAGCCCATTTCTGCCGGATGACGAGACGCTCATCTGCCGTCAACAATCGGTCGATGTGGAGACTTTTGAAGAACTTCGCGGTGCTCGCATTCGATACGGCGCTGCCGGTCCATCTGGCCAGTAGCGAGAGTGGAAACGTCGCAACGAAATTGCCGGTAGTGAGATTCGAAGCCGCCAGGGTGCCGTTACGGAGCACGCCATTGACGTAGAATGTTGGCGTCGTGATGTCGGCACGGTCATACAAAACTTCGACAATGACGGTAGCTAATGCGGGGGTATAGGGGATCGAATCTCTACTCCGAAAACCTCCGGAAACACCTCCCATATTTGCTTTAAATCCTAATTCAGATGACAAATAGATATCGCCGTTGACATTGTACGCTGTGCCGATCTCCGATAAGACTTTATTGGCGCCGCCGTTGATATTGACGACGGCCATCAACGTCACCCTGTCGGTGTGGCTGAGATCAATCGGACCCGTCCGCATGTGCTTATCAATGCCGTCGCCAACGATGGCGCCGATACCACCGGAATATTCGATGAGCGGGCGTCGGGCGTTGGTGGCCTGGGCGAGGTGATTGCCGAGGACCTCACGGATAGAGATGCCCGTGATCGTGTAATTCATCGGATAGTTTGCGTTCGATCCGACGTTGACCGCCCACGACCCCGCAGACGTCGTCCTGCAATAGCCCAGCATCTCGATCGTCTGGCCGGCTACGAGCCCAGACGGTGACGCAATGGAGATCGCCTCGCCGCTCCCCGACATCATAACACTGACCCGCGCGGCGCTGTTTGGTGTCGCCAGCATGTGGACGGTGGCCGCCACTCTGTACATGCGGTTATTGGCGCCAGAGTACGCGCGCAGGAGGAATTGGCTACTGAGTGTCGTGTTGGCTGTCGCCAGCCCTCCAGCCACGGACCACCCCTCGAATAGCGTCCATCCACTGGAGCCGTCCGAGAAATCGCCGTTAACGACCAGCTCAGGCCCGAGTGCAGGCGGGCCACGTTTGAGGTCCAGGACCTGCGCAACGGTGCCACCGCCTGTCACAGCGGTCTGGCCGGCCATGTCGGCGTACATCGAGCCCAGATCGCTGAAATCGTAATAGGCGCCCTGCTCTCCGTTGGCGAAGGCGGCGAGGATGGGATCGGGAGGCGTTCCCCCACCGGCAACAGCAGAACGCCAGAGGCTCAGGCCACAGGAGAGCATCAGTAGAGCGCCCAGATGTCATCCGCTGTCCCGCCGGTCAATACGCGACGGATGGAAATTGGATTGATGCCCTGTTGCAATGGGACGTCAGCACACACCACTCCGCTGCCGTCGATGATGGTGGCTGTCCCGGCGGTGCCGACGAGAAGCGCGCGGGGCCAGAGACTGTCGATTTTCGGAAGGTCTGCGCTGTCGCTTTTCGTGACCTTGCGGATATGGCCGCTAGGCCGATCTTCCCGGCTCATTGCAGTATCTCCTCAATCCCGGACCTGATGGTGGTATCTCTGACCGCACGATCAAACCCAGCCAAAGGCGGCTTGATGTAGGCCGCCTGGATCATCGTCCAGGCGTTCTGCGCAGCGCGCACGAGCGTGGCCGTCGGCTCCTTCCCGAACTCGTCGCACAGCTCGAGCGCCAGCAGATCGATGACGGCCCGGTCGAACTCGCTCGATGAAATGCCCTTCAGCCAGTGGCAGCTGTCAAAGATCAGGTAATCTCCGACCGACCATGACGAAATGCCGTCCAGTGTCGTGCTACCCGCCACGGACACCATGTAGACATGCCCGAGAGCGCCATGTGACGACGACAGCGAAGGCATATTCGTCGACGCATCCCAATTGCCCCGGAATGTCACTGCGTCGATGACACCGGCGGCGGCGTCATCAGGCGGCACGAAAAACCGGAACTGGGCAGAGAGGGCGAGCGCGGAATAGAGCGGCAGCACACCCTGCCGCGGCCAGCTCGCAAGCATGCTGTTCAGCACGTCGCGAGCGATCGCCGCGTCCTCCGGCGCTATGGGATCGGTCGAAGACGCGACCCGAATGCGCCGGAGAGCCCGTTCGCAGACGTCACGGACTGTCGCCATGGCCCCACTTTCCGAATGAGCCGGAGAACACCTTCATGCCGACGTGGCCCATATGGATATCGGGATCGATCCAGACCTTGCCGCCCATGCGGCGCCAGCGTTCGCAAAACGAATAATCTTCGCTCAGGCGTCGGTCGCCGATACGCACCCGGTCGAACAGATCCCACGACGTCTCGCCGTCACGCTCGAATTTCTCGGACGCATATTCCTGCACCATTCGATCGAGCATTACCCGCGAGCAGCACAGAAACCCGGCGCTCACACCCGAGACGCTCAGCAACGGCTTGCTGTGATGCCTCTCGAATGCGTTCGGCTTGTCGTCGAGCCAGCGGATCGCAAACGAAATCGGGTCTTTGCGCTGCGGATAGAGACCGGCCACGCAATCCTCTCCATGATCCACGAGGCGCGCGAGACCGCCTGCCTGCCACATCACATCGTGGTCTACCATGACGAGATGCGTGCCCTGGCCGGCCAGAAACCGAGACACGGTGAGCGCACGCGCAACGGCGATCTCCGTGTTGCAGCTTTCGTCCGAAACCGTCACGGTGTCTCCTCGCTTCATGAAGCCCACCATGTCGTGCATCAGCGACCGCATGGTGCCGATGTGCACGGTCCCGGCATATGACGGGAGCGCGATAACGACGTGCTTTTTCACGCTCCCGCCCTTTGTCACGAGGACGCGATCAGACCGACGGCTTTGAGAGCCGCGACCACTGCATTGACCTGAGCCGATGCAGTGGTCGCGTCAGTCGCGTCACCGGAGATGGTCGCCGGCTGCACGGCTGGCGTCTTGCCGAAAAACCCGACCTTGTCGGTGGCCTTGCCGAGGATCGTGCCCTCATCGTTGCCGTCAGAGAGTTGGCGTGCTGCCATGGGATTGTTCCTTATGCCGAGCCAGAGAGACGCGCGCCGGTGCGGGGATCGAGAACCGTCCGCCCGTAGAGCATGTCGAGACGCCACTTCGAGACGTCGTTGATGCCGTCGTAGACCGGGATGACGCGAATGCTCAGACCCTTTGCGGTCTGTCGCGAGCCATTCACCGCAGCCTGAGGCATCTCCATGGGCACCACCGCGAGGCCCATGGTATTCTTGTGGATCATCATGTTCTGCACGTAGCCGTTCGGCGCCACGGCGGACGTTGCCCCGTGGATCGTGATCGCCTTGCCGTCGAACGATCCGCTGTATGTCACCGTCTGGTGCGGGCCAGACGTGATGATCGGCGGGGAGATCGTCAGCGTCGTGTCGTTAGTCGTCGTGCCGTTGGCCGTCACGTTCGCCATGACGACGAAGTCCTGAAGGACTCCCGTGGACTGCTTCGTTCGCGGGTTGACCATGTACACGCCGGTGATGTTGATCACCGTCCCCGCAGTGATCGTAGACGAGGCGTCCCAGCCGTCCGTCACGAGGTCCTGCGACCAGGTGTTCTTCACCTCGTCGTAGGTTTTGGCCTGGCTCGCGCCATCGGTCAGCGGCGTGGTCTCATCGGCGGTGCCATTGACGTGCACAGGCAGGACTTGCGTCATGTACGTGCTGATGCCCGCGATGCGGCCGAGGCTGCCCTCACGGTATGCCGAGCCTTCCGTGCCGGTGTTGTAGAGCTGGGTCTGCGCGCCGATCAGAGCCCAGTGATCGTCGGGCGAGAGCAGCGCAATGCGATCGCTCGTCGGCACGGCCATCTGGTCAAGCCGCTTGGCTCCGGCCGAGAAGTCGGCGAACGAGTTGATCGTCTGGCCCGGCGTGCCGGCCCAATTGTAGAGCCCCTTGTAGCACACCGTCAGCAGATCGCTCGCGACGTCGTTCACCAGCGTCTTGATCGCCGGCTGAATGACGCGCTCCGAGAGATCGTTCATCGACAGCGTCAGATCCGTCGAGGTGAACTCGAAATCGACGCCGACCTGCTGGTCAACCGTCAGGGTGGTTCGGCCCTCGATGACGGGCTGGACGTCCATCACGTTGCCGCGGCGGACGACGAAGTCCGCCGGCCGACGGATGCGGATGGTCGCGCCCTTCTTGTAGCCGTTCACCGTCTCCGAAAACTCGGACTCGTGCGCCCGGTGGATTTTGCCAATCCAGCCGAGCTCATTGTCGAGGATCGCCAGCGACTCTTTCGCGATGACGTCCGCGGTCAGCGTCGTATTGCTCATTGCCTATCTGCCTGGGTTAGCGGCCCCGGCCGTTCAGCTCTTTCTGACGACGCTCCATGTATTCGAGCGTGCTCTCCTCCTGCGGCGTCTTCTGACGGGCAGGCTGAGCGCCAGTGACTGTCGGCGGCGGCGGCGGTGCTTTGGTCGTTTTCTTGACCGGGAGGCTGACTTTCGACTCGATACGCGCCAGCTCGCGGCCCTGCTGGGCCGGGGTCATCATGTGAATGCGATGCGCCTCGCCTGGATTGTGGGCGAGGTAATGCGCGATTTCCGCGGACAGTTCGGACTCGGCGATGATCTCGGCAGCATGCTGGCTCACAGGGAGCCGCAAGAAGTCCTGCACCGATCTATCGATGTCGGGGATGCGCTCCCGAGCGGCGTCAACCTTGGTCTGGAACGTGTCAATCGTGGCCTGGCGGGCCTTCTCGACAGCTTGGCCGTACTGCTCGACGGCTTGCTGCGCGGTTTCCTCTCGGATGACCTGCCGCATGCCCTCGCGCTGCACGGCCTCGTAATCGTTCGGGTCGACCTGTGCCGGCTGCGTCCGCTGCAATGCCTCAAGGCGGGACCGCAATGCGGCGGCCTCTCTGATCGCCGCGTGCTTCTCCGCCGTGAGCTGGCTGATCCGCTCCGACACGCGATTGCGCTTCGGGAGGTCGTCCTTCTCAGGCTGTTCCGTCTCAGTCTCGGTCGATTCCGTCGTGGCGCTCGGCGTTTCCGCCGACGAAACCGCTTCTTTCGACGCAAACTTACCGTCAGGACCGCGTACGGGCTCGGCTGCCGGCGGCGTGGACTCGACAGGGGGCGTGGCGCTCGGCTCTGGGGCCGGCGTGGTGTTCAACTCGTCCATGTGTGGTGCTCTATCGCTTGGTGGCGCCCGGCTGGGCGGGGGAACTCATACGCGCCTTGCGCTCGGCCATTTCAGCCGGCGAAATATAATTCTCGACGTCCAGTTGAGCCTTGCGTGCGTTGGCTTGCGCAAGCTCGGCGTCGGCGTAGGCTTTCATCGTCGCGGCTTCACCTTGCGGTGCGCCATAGGGGTCGACTGGCTTCGGCGCCGGCTGCTCGGGCGGCATCATCATCTCGTGCCGGATCTTCTCAGCTTCCATCCGCGTCTTGTCGGTCTGCGCGGCCTTGAGCTCGACCTCGGTCCGCACCACGGGATCTTCCATCGGATCGGGCGGCGGTGGCGGTTGGCTCTCCGGGTCGTCGGGATCGGCCAGGATCTGTGGCGGCACGGCGTTCTTGAGCCGCTTCGCCACGTCCTCGGCACCCTCGAAATCGAGGTTCTTTGCAACGATATCGCCGACCAGCGGGGCCGCGCTCGGATACACCTTGAGGAACTCGAGCACGCTGTTCGCCGCCTCCATGCGGCGCGTCGAATAGCTCGGGCCAATGGTCACACGAACATCGAATCGTGCGGTTGAGAGGTCATTGACCATCTGAGGCACGCCATCGACGCCATACATCACCTGATTGATGGGGACAAATTCTTCCTCGTCATCATCGCCCATGATGCGCACGATGCGCTGGCTGTCGTAGATCTTCGGGATCAGATCGATCAAGATGCGGCCGGCATAGCCAAGCGCACGCTCGAGATTGTCCGAGTAGTGGTAGTTCGAGACATCGCCTTCCATCTGCCGGCGGGCGATGGCGACGCCGCTCGTTTCATTGCTCTTGGCACCGAGGGCGGCGTCATAGATGCCCGTCGTCGCCTTCATGTCGTCGCTGGCGCGTTCCGTCTCGTTGATTAGCGCAACGGGCGTCTCGGGCGGATGTTCACGCCTCGGGGCTGAGCCCGGCGCGCCCGGATCGGGCTTGTAGAGAAGGTACGGCCGGTTCTTGAGATTGGCCGTATCCCACATGCCCTTGTAGGGCCCGATCATGTCCGGCGTCACGAGATACGGCGCTTTCGGCGCGAGCGCGATGCTCTCCGCCGATGCGGTGCGATAGAAGTTGTAGAGCTGCTGCGGGTCGCGCGCGAAGCGCACCATGCCGAACCGATAGCGCACCTTCTCGAGCGGGATCTCATCGCCGATCACCGGCACGATGGGAATGTGCTTGCCCGGCCAGTCGTGCGGCCCGCTCAGGATCTCGGCGCCCGAGACCAGGTACATCTCGACCTTGTGCGTCTTGACCACGCGCTGCGGCATCTGGTCGATGCCGAGCATGGCGTGCATCTCGCGCGGGATGTCGTCGATGCAGATGGACTCGCCCTGCGGTGTCAGCGCCAGCGTCTTCGTGGCCGGCACCTTGCGCCAGTATTCAGCAACACGGACCGTATCGCTCGAAAACCAGCGCATCGAGGACGTGTAGTCCGTCGGCGCCTCGACCTCCCGAACCGACGCCTTGGGCCATTGCGCCTTGAACGCGGCGACCGGCACCTCCTGCGCTACGATGATCCAGCTTGCGTCGGAGCGATCGATCTCCACCGCCGCCGGGTCGCAATAGACGCTCAGCGGGTTCGGGATCGCACGAACGCGGATTTCCTGGTCGAACGTCGTATCGTCGGTGTACTCGGTGGTGATCCGGAACCAGCCGATACCGCATGCCACCTGATGTCCGGCCGTCGTCGCGTAGACGTGGCTCGCGCTCGACTGGTACTGGATCTGGCGCAAGAGCCCGTTGAAGATGCGGCTCAGTTCCGGATCGCTCTTGCCGTCAACAGGGCTCGTCTTGATCGCGACGTCTGCCTGGCGCACATCGTTCGTGACCTGGCGCACGAACTGCGGGAGCCGGTTGATCGTGAGCATGGGGCGACGATCGCGCTCACGCTCGATACGGACCTGCTCTGGCCACTGGTCACCAGCCAGGAATTGCAGGTCAATCGCGGACTCTCGGCGGTTGTCCCGATCATAGTCGTAGCTCTCCTGAAGGCGATCCTTCGCCTCCCGGATCACCGTGCCGACCTGCTTCTTCGTGGGCTTGCGCTCGGGTGCGGAGATTTCGGGGATCATCAGGCGCCCATCCACGCACCGCTACCGCTGAACTCGCTGGCAAACTGCTCCGACCAGTCCGTCTCGACCTTCCGGATGATGGATGGAAACAATTGCGATAGCCCCCATACGAGGGCGTCAACACGGTCTCCCGTGGTCTCGCCGGCGATGCCGAGCGGGGTGAACAGTACCATCTGGTCCTCAAGGGCCGCGTGCGCGCCGACATGGCTGATACGGCCCTGCTCGTAGAGCGCGGCAATGGGCTCGGCCCGTGTGACCTTGCCGCGAGATGCGTGCACCTCGATCACGGGGACGCCAGGACGCGCGCTCTGAATGGTCTGCTTGACCATATCACCGCCCTGGTTCGTCTCGACGACGATCGCATCGGCAGAATACATGTCGTAGCCCGACAATGCCCGACGCGCCCAGCCGTTCGGGCTGAGAGAGCACGACAGATCATCAAGCACATATCCACGGCCGTCCACGCCGATCCCGCTGACAATGATGCCGGTCTCTGCGGTTCCGTCGCTAATGGCCGTCTCCTGGCTCTTGCCGGCGGGGTCGATCGAAACCACCACGCGCTGCATATCGGGGAGCTTGTCGCTCTTGGACTTGCGCGTCTTGTCGAGCATCTCACGCGTCCAGAGTGACCCCGGAACGTCGTCAAGGACTTCCGCCTCGAGCTCCTGACGACCAAGGCGCGTGCCCTCGTATTTCGCCCGGATGTTGTCGAGGAACGTTTTCGCCAAGTTCGTGCTGTTGTCGAACGTGGAGCCTCGCGTCGTCACCGAGCGCGGATCTCTCATGATCTGCTTCAGAAGCATGATCGGACGCGGCGTCGTCGTGATGAGCTGCCTCGGGTCATCGCCCAGACGTAGGCCAAATTGGAGCATGTCCCACGTCTCTTGGGCGTAGCGCCACTTCGCAAGCTCGTCGCACCAACCAAGGTCATGCTGCGGGCCTCGAAGCTGATCCGGCTCCGTGGCGTTGAACAGCGTCGCGACTGCCCCATTCGGCCAAGTCAATCGGCGCTTCGATGGCTCGTACACCGGACGAAAATCCTTCGGATGCACGCCGAGAATGCCGCTATCGCCCTCAACCATCACATCACGGCAGTCGGCCGCCGTCTCAGCCACAAGAGCAACCCGAGACGCGTGCCCCTTCTCGAGCGGCGTCTTCCCGCACACCATCATGCGGACCCATTCCGATCCGCACCGCGTCTTGCCGAAACCACGACCCGCGAGAATAATCCAGGTTAGCCACTTGCCTTCGGGCGGGAGTTGGTTCGGACGCGCCCAGAATGGCCAGTGATGCAGCAGCTCAGCCTTGATCTCCGGCGTCAGCCTCGCGAGATGCGCCGTTCTCTCCGCTTCTGGCAGCGATGCCAGCAATTGCGCGGGTGAAAGCATCTGCACCAAGTAGGGTTGTTTCCTGCTTTATGGGTCCGTCGTCTTTGCTTCCGCCAACGAGGGCAGTCTTCTCGCGCCAGTCATCGGGAAATCGCGCGCCCATCGAGCGCGACCAGACCGAGCCGTTGAATTCCCGGCTCTCCATCCCGTTCTGGCCTTTGTCTTCCCACCACCGTTGTGCGTGGGTATGCGCTCGCGTTATAGCTTCCGAAAAGTCTGGAAACGTGGCGCACCACTCGTCCAGGGTCGATCGGGCGATGTCGAGTTCAGAGGCGATCCACGCCTTCGACTTGCCGAGCCGCCCCCATTCGATGACCTTCTCGCAGATCTCTGGGCGGTACTTCGTCGGCCGGCCGAACACATAGCCGGCCGGCTTATTCGACACTCCCGTGTCGCTCACGGTAACGCTCCTCTTACGCTGCCATCGCCCTGAGCTGAGCGATCGTTCGGGTTGCCAGCACCGGCTTGGGAGCTACGGTGTGGATGTGGATGGGATCGGCGGGGCGGATGGCGGGGGTCACGAGCGGCGTTGCAACGGCCGGAGCGGTCGGATCGTCGTCGCGGCGGCGTCCGGTGCGGAACAGCCCAGCCAGGAACAGCGCGAAGGCGGGCAACCCCGTGCCGGCAATGGCCATGGCGAGGTTGACGCTCTGCTCGGCGCCCATAGCCTGGATCTCGCTGGCTTCCGTCGAGCCGTTGACGAACAGGGCGACCGACTTCACCAAGAACTTGTTCTGGTGATCGACGGCGCTGCTCTTGTGCTCGGTCGTGGCGGCTGTCTCCCGCTTTTTGTCGAGGATGCGCTGCGTCGCCTCGATGCGGGCGGTCAGGTCGCTGGCCTGCTCAATCGTGGCAATGCGCTGCTCGAGGTCGGCCTTGTCCTTCATGCGGGCGGCGCATTTGGTCTTGCAGCCCCCGCGCGCCGCCTCGAGGTCGATCTCCTTCTGAGCAACGGCGAGCTGCGCACGAAGACCGTCGGCCTTCACAGTGCCGGCCCATGCGTTCTGGGTGAGCAATGCCGCGAGCTGCTCCCGCCAGAGCTTGACGTTGCTCTCGTCCTCGGTGACCGCGCTCTGGGCGCCGTCCCATTTGGTGTTCTGGACCGTGGCCGTCTCGATATTCGTGCCACGAAGCCCCGCCGTGTAGCCGGCGTGTGAGTAGAATTCGATGCCGAGCAAGGGCACGCAGATGAGAGCGGTTGCGATTGCCGGCCCCTTGCGGCGCTTGCTCCAAAGCATCTCGGCAGCCATCGGCCCGAAGGCCGCGATCACCGATAGGAACGCGAGGAAGATGGCGTGCTTGACCGACACATCCCACCCAAAGGCGAACGACATGGAGGCCGCCGCCGTGAGCGAGCCCAGCCCGAGCACCAGCCAGAACCGGCCAAACTCGTCGAGGTCGTTGAACAGATCGCGGAACAGTTTCATGCCATGTGCTCCCCGATTAATCGCCGAAAATGCTCGTGAAGCGATACGTCAGGCCGAGCCGCAGCTTGTGCGAATCCGTATCGACCCGCGTCCCGAGCGCGTTGGAACCGCCGAGGCCGGCGTAGGTGTATTCGGTCAGCAGCGAGAAGTGCTTGCCGAGCATGATCTCCAGGCCGCCGCCGACAAGGAGACCGTCCTTGCCGATGTCGATGCCGGCGAGCTTGATGTCCCGCCCCTCGTAGCCGACCAGGCCGTAGGCCAGCAGGCCGGTGTTGATCATGTAGCCGGCGCGGAACGCCGCCATCCATGACTTGTCATTGTCAATCAGGCTGCCGGACGTCGTGAATGGCGTCTCGATCCTGGCCAGCGCGCCGACGACAAACCGCTCCATCTTGAGATCGCAGCCAAGGCCGGCGCCGATCGTCCAGCCCTGCGTGGACAGCGACGTCGGAATGACACTGCTGTCGGGGTTGACGGCAACGACCGATCCACCGGTGAGCCCCTGCACATAGCACGAGGTTGTATAGCCAGACGGCGCCAGATCGGGGATGATCGCCGGGGCGCCAGCTTTATCCGCGGCAAGAGCCGGCGCAGCAGTGAGAGCCACGGCCAAAGCCACGGCGGAAACAGACTTCAGCATATGAGGGCTCCTAATGGACTGATTTCTTCAAGTCAGGCCAGATCGGCTCGCTCGGAGGGCGGCTGGCATCCTCGAACTCGTCTAGGGCGTCGAACATGATCTCAACGTGCTCACGCAGAGCACGCTCAGCCTGGGAGCGGCTGGCGCCGGCGTGATAGAGCGCGAGAATTGCGTTGGTGACTGCGAGATCGACCTCTGCGAGGTCGTCTTCGTCGATAGGCATTGCTCGGGGCGCTTTTCGGGCGTTGTTGGCTCATGGCGCATCGCGCGAGCCTGGGGGGAAACTACTGGCTAAAGAGGCAGATCGACCACGCTGATCTGCTGTTTCCCGCATCCGTCACTGCCCCGTATACGCGCGCGAGAACCCAAGGGCAACGTCAACGATTCGGTTTTGTGTGGATGTGTTGCCGCAACGACTCACTGCCTGCTCTTGAGCAGGTGGATAAGCTCCGGTCTCTCTTTCAGAAGCCATGCCACCGTGGCGACCGGCCCCGGAACTTCGTCTGTTTTCTCAGGATCGGTCCAGTTCTCGCCAGAACGCCTGGTTGCGCCTAGCATGAGGCCAAACCCACCGCGGGAGATGCCTAATTCGTTCAGGAGAGATCGTAGCTGTTTTGCCGTCATGCGAAGATAGTACACGATTCAGCCGGGATATGTGCGTATTTTTTTCGCGAATGGCGTCGATTGCCCATTGACGAATGCGAATAATTTTCGTATATTCAGATCATCAGACAGGGAGACGACCAATGGCTCTGCAAATTTACAAGATCGACGACAAGTACATCGTGCTGCGTGAGGACGAGGCTATTCCGGAAGTTGGACGGCGCATCTTCGCCAACACGCCGCACGGCGCGCTCCTGCAGGTTCGACGGGATTTCGAGGGGGGCGCTGGTCCGGACTGCGGCGCAAAGCTCGGCGACATCGCCATCCTGCCGAACGCCCATGCAAGCGCTGACGAGATCAGGGCGGCGGGCTTCGCGGTAGCTGAGTAAGTGTCTCACAAAGGCACGCCAACGCCTCCCAGCCGAAAGGCTACGGGAGGCAGAGGCAATAGAAGGACTCTCCAGCCTTCTGTGCAGCAACTAGGCGCCTTCGGGCGCTCTTTTCCTGCGCAGTGCAGGCAAATAGTTAGAGATTCAGTTAAGTGTTGCGTGTTACTCTCTGATTTGCGTCGAGAATTTCGGCGCGAATAAAGCGGGCCCGACAGGTGCTGGAAACACCGGCCGAGCCCTGATCATCATCCTTGATTCAGAAGGACGACGACTATGTCACACACTACCACCGTCCGTTCGTGGCCCGCAATCGGCCTCGGAGCTTTCTTCGCAACCATCACCGGCGCTGTGCTGTTCGAGGATGTGTTGCACGGGGCACCCGTCACGACGGCACATGCGCAGACACTCGCCGCTCTCGTCGGGGCCATCGCAGCCGCTCACATGGCTTGGCCGGCGCTCCGGAGCCGCCAGACGCTCGTACAGGGCGCAATGCTGACAATCCTGTCCATCGCTGCCCTGTTCTACGTTTGCGTCTCGAGCGGCGCCAGGAACGCCGAGACGGCCGGGAACAAGATCGCAGCCATATCGGCCGCCAACGACGTCCGGGCCCGTGAGGAAGCCCAGCTCGCCAAGGCCGAGAGCATGCTCGCGGAAGCCCAGGCCAAGATGGCGACCGAGTGCGCGTCCGGACGAGGCACCCGCTGCCGCGGCGTCATGGCGACGGTGGATGTCTACGCGGCGGCGATCAAAGGGCACATGGCCACGCTGGCGAGCCTGCCGGCGCCCAAGGTCAACGGCTACGCCCATGCCGCCAAGGTGCTCCGGAGCTGGGGCATCGACGTTTCCGATGATTGGCTTGGATTGAATATGCCCTTCATCGTCGTGCTGATCTCCGAGCTGGGGACGGTCGCCTTCCTTCACCTCGGCCTCGGCCATAAGCCGGCACCGAAGCCCATCGAGCCCGAGTTCCGCGACGAAGACCTGATGCCCCTGCCCGCGAAGGAGGACAACGTCGTCCCTTTCGTCCGAGCATTCAAAGCGGCAAATGGTCGGAAGCCAACGATCCCTGAGTTGCAGTCCAAGTTCCCATCGATGGCACGGACTACGCTATACAGACGCAGCATAGCTGCTTAACGACTGCCTCCCCCGGTTAGCGCCGGGGGTTCTCTTTTGGCCAGACGGGATATGCACGGCATCTTCGATCGACCATCCACCGAAGCGCCCCGCCGGAGAGATCCGAGCGGGGCTTTTTCGTGCCGGTTCCACGTGGTTTCACGCCGTTCCAGCCCATTCCATGCCGATTCCACCGGATTTCACGGCGGAATGCGGCGGTACGGGACGATCATGCGACCTTCTCAAGGTCGGAAACCTTCAGCTTTGCCTCGCGTGTCGATCCGAGCATCTTCACCTCTACGGTGGCGGTTGATCCCCTCACAGAACGCAACAGAACTTCAATGGATTGGAATGGTCCCCGCGTGGGACGGACGGTGTCGCCGGGCCGGAACGTAAACGTATCGGCGAGCACTCTGTTGTGATCACGAGCGAGAGTTTCGATACGCTCAATCTCGTAGTTCGCGACCCTGGCGGGACGGGAGCCATCCGTGACAAGCCATCCGATGACGTGCTTGGCCTCGGCAATCTCTCGCCACGGCATCTTCCCCCGAGTTCCGGCGAACACGTAGCCAGGGATCAACGGCCGACGGAACTCGTGAACCACGCCCTTACCTTGCCGGCGCCGGATCTCAATCGGCACATAGGTCTTGAGCCCCAGATCCATCATCAGGTTCCCTGCTACGGTCGTCTCTCGGAGAGTGGACACGCGAAGTATGTTCCAGGTGGTGCTCATGCCGTGTTCCATTTCCAATGGTTGCGGCCGTATACGATCCACAAGGCCAGATTCATCGGGAGCAGACCCCACGAGCCGCTCGCCACGATCCATGAAAGCCAAAAGGCTTGGTTCGCCAATCCGACCAACCATGCGCTCGGGTGCTTGTTCCCGGCCAACACCGTCATCCAAATCGTGATGGCAGACAGAACCCACGGCATGAACGAAACGAACTGGTCTCTCACCGTTCCCCCTTTCTCGCCGCGAGGGCGTCTAACGCCGAAACAGTGTCAGCTTAAACACGCCCCACAGTCCGGCCGTGACGGGCGCCATCCACCACAATTGGACGTCAGCGAAAATCCCCACAATCAAGAGAATGAGGAACGCCAGCAGCGCTGCGATCGCCCACTCTGTCATTGTCGCCAGAGGACTAAGATCAATCATCCCTCACCCTTCCCTCTTTGACGGAGACGGGGAGGACTCCGTTGACGGCGGGGTGAAGTATTCGTCGCTTTGAATTGTGTTGTGCAATCTATCGACCGCATGTCGCACGCCTGCCTCTCCTACTGCGACGCCATCATTCGGATGTGCGTTCGGCCCCCACCAAACGTTTACCCGTGAGCTGTACGCGGCCTGCCGTGCTGCATCCACGCCAGCTCTGTAACCAGCAATCCACAGTGGGTTGTCCATCCCCTACCCCGCCTTCTTCGTCGCCGCCTTTGACTTCGATGCGATCCGATTGGCCTGCTTGGCCTTAGCCGCTTCCTCGCAGCGTTCCGACCACGGCACCCCGTAGAGGCGTTTCCTGTGTTTCCGCCCAATCGTTGCGTATTGCCGGAGCACCCTCTTCTGCATGGTGTTTGCTCCATAAATCCCGGTTGAAGGGTGCGCCGAACGGAATGCCGCCGATGTGGAATGTGATGCCTAGCTGTGCGGCGTGATCCGCCAGTTCAATGACCGCTGCATGATCGTAGGGCTGGAGCTTAAGGTTCCCCGGATTATAGCTCATTTCGCTGCCCTCGCCTTCGTCGCTGTTCGGTTCTTCACCAGTCCCTTCACCGTTCTGGCGACCTTCTTCTTGGCCGCGATACGGGCCGTTTTCGGAGCAGAAGAAGCAGGCTTCACCTTGCCGTCCTTCACTGTCGCCCTGCCGATGCGTGTTGCCATTGATGCCTCATTGATGATGTCGATTAACTCGTTGGCTCTCCTACACTGAGCCTCAGTGAAAACGAGATTGTTGGAGTGGAGAGCGGAAAGCTCACGGCGGGCCTCGATGAGGGTCACAACTTCCCTCCCTTCACCAGCCAGTAGCACCCGCACACCCAGATCAATGATTGCCCCGAGACACGAGGCAGAAACGTCGCCCTCACACCGAATTCACCGAGAACAGCCGCCGCGATCAGCAGCAGGAGCCCGTAGCCCACAAGCGTCGTGATGAGCGCAAACACCTGGCCGATGGCAGGAGGAATGGAGATGTTCATGCGGCTGTCCTTTCTGCCGGGCGTGCACTGCGTGCTATCGCGATCAGGAGGTCGCGGAACTCTGGCGGCGTGGCCGCCCGTTGACGCTTGGACAGGCGTTGGACAACGCCTGTCCTTACTGCACGACGCCGACCTTCCGGCGTGTTGTGCTCTAACCAGGACGTCCATTCGAACTCACCGCTGGCCGGGCCCCATCGAAGCGATGGCAATTCGACGCCGAACGCGTAGAGCCAGGTCGCCTTGCGGCCGCGGTGACCATACGCACCCTGCTCAACGCAGCAGGTCCACCCGCCTTGCCAGTCAGCAACGACCCAGCCGCCCCACCGCGGCGGCTCAATCAGATCATGCGCGGCCCATGCTGCCGAACCTTCAGGATGCTCAAGCACTCCACCCCATTTACGAACCGCCGCCAGGGCCGCCTTGAAGCATCCGCCGTCATCCCCGCGCCTGAACCGGCCCGGATAGACATGCTCAACGAAGCCGGCGAGTTTGCACCACCGCGCGCATGGCGGGTGCGCAACAACCGGCCACGGCCCGGCATAGCGCCGCGCATCCCGCGCCTCGTCCCAAGGATCGACGCCATCAAGGTTGAAGTAACAGCCGCCTTTCTGGACGTAGAGCGCCGCGATCAAGACACCGGCTCCCCGCAAGGATCGTCTGTCACTGGCCCATGACAGGCGGCGCGGACGATCTCGACGCGACGGCCGTAGTGCTCCGAATGGACCGGATGCCCCGCCTCTATGGCTATCGGAATGTACTCGCAAAGCTCACGGGCAACGCCGATGCGCTCCGTGTCGCCGGTCGCCAAAAGCAAATACAGAACCCAGGTGCTCATTTCCGCATCCCCTCTGAAAATCCCCGGAAGAACGCGGCAATCATCACGCCGAGGTCGGTTAGCTGTTCATCGGCCCAGGTGAGGACGCGGTTCATGCGACCTCTACGAGTTGTGAAAACATGCAGGGCTGCACTGCGGCCAACGTCGCCGCTTCGTTCATCCAGAGCACCTCGGTTCGCTCGAGCGCGCCATCGGCAAGCGCGCGACACTCGATGCGCTTCCAGCCGCCGAACAGGCGCCGATACAGTGGGCAGTCATAACCGGAGACGACCACCATGCCCTCGAGCTCGCCCAGCGCCGCGGCCAGCGCCTCGTGGTCAGCGTCGCTCATCTCGTGGGCGTAGCCCTTCTTGCAGTACGGATTCCCGCGCGATCTGGTCTCGTGGACATAGGGCGGATCGACGTAGTGCAGCGTGTCCGGCCCGTCGAAGCCGCGCATAACGTCCGCGGCCGGGCGCTGCTCGATGACGACGCCGCGCAACCGCTCGACGAACGCGGCGATCTGCCAGGGATAATTTGCCCACTCGACGGCCGGCGTCGTGTTGGAGCGCATACTGTTCGAGCGGAACCCTGTCGCCTGTGTTTCATCGGGCGAGTTGGAGCCGTGGCCCTGGTAGGCCCGCACGATCGTCATCCGCGCCCGTTCGACGATGTCGTCAGTTTCGAACGCCGCCGGCGTGACGGCGGCAAACTCGCTGCGCGCGAATGGCGTGAGAATGAGCCGGCGCTGCAGCTCGTGCGCCATGTCGGGATCCCGGAGCACGCGAAACACATCGACGACCCGGCCCCACAAGTCGTTGTAGACCTCGCCGCGGGCGCGCGGCTTGCGCAGCAGCACGCTGCCGGCGCCGCCATAGGGCTCGACGTAGACCCGGTGCGGCGGAAACTGCGCGATGATCCACGGCGCCAGGCGCCATTTGCCGCCGTGATAGCGGATGACGGGGCGGGATGGCGCGTCCGCTATTGTCATGCTGCCCTCCTGTCGTACTTCTCCCTCGACTGGACAGAGGCCACCATTGCCGCTGTCAGCGTGGGCCAGGTCTTGGTGGATGGATAACCGTCGAGTGTTGCCCGGTACTGTCTGACATCACGCCAGCAGACCAAACGCCCGTCGCTGCTCGTCCAGTCGTAGCGGTCGCCAGACCAGGTGCGAAACCAGGTCTCGCCGAAGATCGTGAAAAGGTCGTCGCGGCTGGTCATGCGTCGGCGCCGACGACGGCCAAATGGCGCTCAGGCAGTGTCTTGCCCATCCGCTTCCTGATGAAGTCGAGAACGTGCCCGTTGCTCTTGCCCGAATTGCACGCTCCACAGGCGGCAACGTAGTTCGCGAGATTGTCAGGGCCACCGGCGGAAACAGGAACGACGTGCTCAACAACGAAGGCTCCGCCATCGCATCCATCCGGCTTCAGCGCGATCTCGCAATACGCACAGCGGCCCCCAGTCAGGTCCCACACCGCCTTGCGCACTTCAGGCTTATGTTTCGGATGTACATCGGCGCCTCGGTTTGCACGCGACTGCAACTCCTCGAGTAGGGCATGCAATTCGGCCAACGCCTCGGCTACCCCCTCGCCTTCCGGAAGGGTAAATGCTTCGATTGCGTTGTCTGCCGGCGTCAACTCAGCAACCTGCATCGCAACTTCATCGAACACATGCGCTGTACCCTGAGAGATGCTCCGCTCTATCTCCTCACGTGACGCCTTCTGATCGATCGACCACGAAATGGCGCTTTGAACGGCCCGCATTCTCATGGCGGCGATCGACAAATTACCCATTGCCATCCTCAAATGCCGTGCCTCGGCCCTCCGCTCCCGTCGCAAAGATGCGACGAATTTTTTCCAGGTTTCTTCCATCACTTGCCCCCTGAGATTGATTGCACTGCCGGCAATGGCGATGCGTCCGTAGGCCAACGGGAGCACGCTACGATCTCTCCGGCAGCGCGTGCCGCCGCGGCCATCTCGTGGCTTCCCGATTGCTCGATGTGTTCGATCCAGTTTGCCCAAGATGCGTCGGACGCTAGGATGCGGATCGCTTTCTTCAGCGCAGGGCGCGCGGCGCTCTGCGTCGCGGGCG